GCTAAATGGAGGGCTGCGGGTTCTCCAGAGACACAGGCGGGAATGTCGTCGCCTGCTCCTACTGCTTCTGTGTCAAGCCCTAGTAGTATGTTTGGTAGCCTTTTGGGTACAGTAAAGCAAGCAACGACTCCAACACCTACAAACACTTTAGGCTTTGGACACTCGCAACCAGAACCTATAAAGACCTCTACGCCTGATCCTGAGCCTGAAGAAAACAACGGCACGTACACAATGATCTTGCATCAAGAGACTGGCGATAACGCTATTAGTCTTTTTGGTGCTACAGGTGAAGATACACAGGCTCTTAGCTGGTCACCTACTCAAGTTACAGAAAGCGACCTTAGAAGCATATACGGAGAAAGCAATAACCTTCAAAACGTCTTTGGATCTTTTGACAGATACGTGGATTACATTGAAGAATCCTCTGACATGATTGAGGCGCAGGACTGGTTTTCTCAAGAAGGCATTGACCAGACTACAGCAGCGGAAGAGCAACAAGAAGAAGACGACTTAGCTTTTGGGCCGGGACAACAGACGCCAGAAGACGACACACAGCAGTCGGACGCTAACGCTCGCCAAGGCGCTTATGCTTCTTGGATGAACAGCGAAGAAAACCAAGCGTTGATGAACAAGTACGGAATCCCTACAGAAGAGTTCACTAACGAGAAAGGCGATAGATTCCGTTGGACAGGTACAGGCTTTGCACGTACCTATAAGAACAATCGTACAGACTTTGGCGAGTACGTAAAAGCAGCGGGAGCGGCAGGTTTGATGCTGGCCGCTGGGCCTTTAACGTCGGCTTTGGTTAACGCTGGAATGGCACCCGCCGCCGCAGGAGCTTTAGCGAGTTCGACTTTAAGTTTAGTGAGCCAAGCATCCACTACTGGTGACGTAAATATTGACACGTTAGTTCAAGACGCTATATCTGGAGCAGCGGGTGGCGCTTTTGGCGATGTTGGTGAGCTAGGTACTATCACAGCAGGAGACATTGGGAACGCTATTCGCAATACCATTAATGACGTAACCGATGGAGAGTTTGGACAAGACTATGGTGATATAGTTTGGGGTGATCTTGTTCCCGGAGAAGTAGCTGAAGGCGTCTTAGACAATGACGGTAACTTTGTTTTTGAAGGTGAAAACGTACAAACAGTATCCCCTGACATCACTATAGACTCTGTTGAAGATGAAGACGATTTTACATTCGGCGGCGATCAAAGCGAGTCTCAAGACGCCGAAGAAACTGCCGAAGAAACTGCCGAAGAAACTGCCGAAGAAACTGCCGAAGAAACTGCCGAAGAAACTGCCGAAGAAAACGGAACCGTTTCAGGAAATGACGACAGATATGTTTACGAAGGTAACGGAGTTTTTACAGACACACAATCTGGAACAAACGATCAATGGTACATCCCTAATGTTGGTGATTTAGAAGTAGGCAGTACTGTAGGTGACGAATACTTAGGAAGTAATAACGCTACAGTATACGAAGGTGATGTTGACGACGATATTGACATACTTGCAGACACAACCACGGGCAGCACATCTGACGATTCTGGCGATTTTACGTTTGGTGGTTCTGTCTTAGATGTGATAAACGGCATTGACGGCATTGACGGCATTGATGGCATTGACGGCATTGATGGCATTGACGGCATTGATGGCATTGATGGTATTGATGGCATTGACGGCATTGATGGCATTGACGGCATTGACGGCATTGATGGCATTGATGGTATTGATGGCATTGACGGCATTGATGGCATTGACGGCATTGATGGTGAACAAGGTGAACAAGGCGAACAAGGCGAACAAGGTGAGCAAGGGTTGCGAGGGTTACGAGGAGCTTCTGCGCCCCTGTCTTTTAAACCTTTTACGGCAGGCATCTCTTACAAAGCGCCTACGATTCAAGACATTGTACAGTCACCTGATGTGGATTACATGGCTCAACTAAACAATATTATTAACAAGGGTATGTTAGTATGACATATTTAGATTTAGTAAACAACGTCCTGAGAAGAATACGCGAAGAAGAAGTTGCCAGCGTAAGTTCTACCACCTACAGTAAAATGATAGGGGACTTTGTTAACGACGCTAAGAAACTTGTAGAGACTTCTTGGGACTGGTCAGCTTTACGTACCACACTAACCATTACAACTTCAGCAGACATATTTAACTATGTGCTTACAGGCAGTCAGAACCGTGTTAAAGCATTGGATGTCATTAACGATACTTCTAACTTTTTTATGGAGTACCGTACTTCTAAATGGTTTGACAATCAATACCTCAATCAAACTCCCGCGAGTGGAACGCCACAGTTCTACACGTACAATGGTGTTGACTCCCAAGGTGATTCACAAATAGATGTATACCCAAAGCCTGACGGAGTTTACACGCTACGGTTTAACTGCGTACTGCGTAACGAAGACTTAGCTGCTGACACAGATAATATGTTAATCCCGGCGATGCCTGTAATACATCTTGCAGTAGCCCTAGCAGCGCGTGAGAGAGGCGAGACAGGCGGTACATCAACGCCTGAGTACTTTGCTCTTGCTGACAAGTATCTGTCTGACGCTATCGCTCTGGACGCACAGAAGCACCCTTACGAAACTGATTGGTATTCATAATAGGAGCTAGTGTATGGCCCAGCCACTACAAAGTATTAACCTAGTTGCTCCTGCATTTAAGGGTATCAACACTGAGGACTCGCCTTTAGCTCAAGACCCGTCGTTTGCTGATGTTGCAGATAACGCTGTCATTGATAAGCGCGGTCGAATCGCTGCGCGTGAAGGTTTGGACACAGTAACAACAAATAAAACTGCACTAGGTGCTGATTACATACATTCTATACATGAGTTTTATGATGGCTCTGGTAACGAAAAAGTATTTAGTTTTGGTAACGACAAGATACTTTCTGGAACAACCACGCTAGTAGATGAGACGCCAGCAAGTTATACTATTGCTGAAAATGACTGGCGCTCTGTTAACTTTAATAACGCAGCGTACTTTTTCCAAAGGGGACAAGAGCCTCTTATCTATACACACGCTGGTGGTGTCCAGACTTTTGCTGCTTATACAGGCGGCGCAACACCTACGTACTTATGGTGCAACGAAGCGTTAGCAGCTTACGGAAGACTTTGGATAACTGACAGCAACATAAACGCACAGGTTATATATTGGTCTGACTTGCTTATTGGTACAGACTTTACTGGAGGATCGTCAGGATCTATAGATATTTCTAAGGCTTGGCCTGATGGTGCAGACAGCATTGTAGGAATAACGGCTCACAACAATCTTTTGATTATCTTTGGCAAGCATAGCATTGTTGTATATCAAGGCGCTGACTCGCCAGCTACTATGTCAATTGCTGACACAGTTCCGGGTGTTGGTTGTATATGTCGAAACTCTATACAGCACATCGGTACTGACGTTCTCTTCTTAGACGACACAGGACTTAGAAGCTTTGGCAGAACCATACAAGAAAAGTCAATGCCTATTAGTGATCTTAGCGGCAACGTCAAGACAGAGTTTATTGAAACTATTGCTAACCGACAGGGACATGTAGCGACTATTTACTCACCAGACAATACGTTTTACCTTGTGTCGTTTCCATCTAACAACCTTACGTATTGCTTTGATCTTAAAGGCACTACAGAGAACGGATCGTACAGAGTTACACGCTGGCCCAGTTCAGCTTTCTTTTCTTTTGAAGTCCTTAGAAACGGTCAGTTTTTGGTAGGAAACACTTTTGGATTGAGCGAATACTCAGGTTACTCTGACAACGGATCTTCTTATCGCTTTAGATACTACAGTCCCGGTCTGACCTTTGGAGATCCATCAAAGCTAAAGATTTTAAAGAAGCTCAGGCCCACTATTGTAGGCGCTAACTCAGCCACAGTGTTTATTAACTGGGCCTACGACTTTGAAACTTCGTACAGAACTCAGGAATATACAGTAGGCAATCAGAACCCTGCTTTCTATAATGTTAGCGAGTTTGCGGTTGGTGAGTTTACAGGCGGTACTTTAGTATCTCGACGCGCTATTAATACGACAGGTGACGGAAGCGTAATCACTATTGGCCTTGAGTCAGACATCAACGGTTTTGCATTATCACTACAAGAAATTAACGTACTAGCATTAATAGGTAAAACACTATGAGCAACTATACCCCGACGACAGACTTTGCCGCTAAGGATTCTTTGCCTT